TGCTGGCAATCGTCCACGGTTGCTGCCCCGAGCATTACCCGACCATGATGAAGGAACAGACCGATGAGCGAACCAATGATGATGGAAACGGCTGAAACCACCACACAAGCCGCTCCCGCATCAGAGTCCCCGTCCGGCGTCGCGGCGACGGCCGAGAAGCTGTACGGGGGTGAGCAGAAGGCGACCACGACCCAGGACTCGCAAGCCGCAGACGCGGCCGCTGCGAGCAAGGCCGAGGCGACCGATGCGAAGACCGGCGCGCCGGCTGCGGAAACCAAGCCGCAGGGCGCGCCGGAGAAGTACGAGTTCAAGGCCGCCGAAGGTCGAGCGTTCGACCCCGAGGTCATGGAGGCGTATAGCACGGTTGCCAAAGAGCTGAACCTGTCGCAGGAAGCCGCGCAGCGCGTCCTCGACGCTATGGCCCCGAAGATGGCCGAGCGTCAGCAGGCGCAGATCGAGGCCGTTCGCAAGGAGTGGGTCACCAACTCCAAAGGCGACAAGGAGTTCGGGGGCGACAAGCTCTCCGAGAACCTCGGCGTCGCCAAGAAGGCGCTTGATGCGTTCGGCACCGCCGAACTCCGCAGCCTGCTCAATCAGTCCGGCCTGGGCGATCACCCGGAGGTGATCCGGTTCATGTACCGCGCAGGCAAGGCAATCAGCGAGGATCGGTTCGTCGGCGGCGCGCCTGCCGTTGGCAAGGGCGCACCGAAGGGTTTCTCCGATTTCGCTGACGTTCTCTACTCCAACACCTAATCCCACGAAAGGGGACAAGCAATGGCAACTCTCGCCACCAACAACCTGACGCTCGCCGATTGGGCGAAGCGCACCGATCCCGAGGGCCGCGTTCCGGTCGTCGCGGAACTCCTCTCGCAGACGAACGAGATCCTCGAGGACTGCGTCTTCAAGGAAGGCAACCTCCCGACCGGCGACCGCGTCGTCATCCGCACGGGCCTCCCGAGCGTGTACTGGCGTGCGCTCAACCAGGGCATCCCGAACAGCAAGTCGACGACCGCGCAGGTCGACGAGGCTTGCGGCATCCTCGAAGCTCGCAGCGAGGTTGACAAGGATTTGGCGATGCTCAACGGCAACACGGCGCAGTTCCGGCTGTCGGAGGACGTCGCGTTCCTCGAGGCGATGAACCAGACGCAGGCGACCACCCTGTTCTACGGCAACCCCGCCACCGACCCGAAGCAGTTCCTCGGCCTCGCGCCGCGTTACTCGAGCAGCACGGCCGGCAACGGTCAGAACGTGCTGAAGGCCGGCGGCTCGGACGCCACCAGCAACACGTCGATCTACCTCGTCGTGTGGGGCGACCAGACCGCGTACTGCCCGTTCCCGAAGGGCAGCTCGGCCGGCCTCATGCATGAGGATCTCGGCGAGCAGACCGTCTACAACAGCGATGGCACCCGCCTCCAGGCATACGCCACCCGCTACCAGTGGAAGAACGGTCTGGTCGTGAAGGACTGGCGCTACGTCGTCCGCATCTGCAACATCGACACCGATGACCTGATGGCCCAGAGCGGCACGCAGGAAGCCGGCGACTCGACGGCAATCATCAAGATGATGAGCCGCGCCCTGTACCGCATCCCGAACATGGCGATGGGTCGCGCCGCGTTCTACATGAACCGCACCGTCCACAGCGGCCTCGCGATTGCTGCGCTCGACAAGAGCCAGTACGTCCTGAAGGTCAACGAGGGTCTGTCGCAGTTCGGCACGCCCTACAGCTGGCTGTCCTTCCAGGGTGTTCCGCTCCGCAAGGTGGACGCCATCGTCAACACCGAAGCCGTCGTGAGCTGATAGCTCCACGCAACAAGAAAGAAGGAACTCACCATGATTCTCGACACCAATCTCGTCGTTTCCGGAACCGTGCCTGCCACTGGGGTGGCAACCGGGCAGGCAGCCCTTCCTGTGTCTGGCACTCCCGTGCTTTCCACGGACACCATCGACCTTGCGGTCGCTCGCGACATTGGCGAAGGTTCGGATCTGTACATGAACTTCGTCACGGTCGCTGCATACAACAACCTGACGTCGCTGACGTTTGAGATCATCGGCGCGACGAACGCCGCTCTCTCGACCGGCGTGACCGTCATCGGATCGTCCGGCGCGGTTCCGCAGGCAAGCCTGACGGCGAACGCGCAGTTCTCCGTGCGGTTCAACCCGCAGCTCCTCTCGACCGGCCAGCGTTACATCGGCGCGCGGTACACCACGGTCGGTACGACTCCGACCACTGGCAGCGTGTGCGCCTATGTGGTGATGGACGTCCAGGACGGCCGCAAGTTCTACGCTTCCGGCTTCTCGGTGACCTGATAGGAGAACCCGATGGCAAAGGTCAAGGCAAAGGTCGTCTGCTTCGTGGACAACCACTACCGCCACGAAGGCGACGTGTTCGAGTACAGCGGCCCGTTCAACGGAAACCTCGAGTACCTCGAGGCGCCCGAGGAGAAGGCCGTCGAAGAACAGCCGGTTCGCAAGCTGCGGAAGCCCAAGAACGCCGCGACTGAAGCATCGGAGTGATCCTCGGATTGTGACTTGACAGGAGGGGCGTCGGCGGGAAACCTCGACGCCCCTCCTGTTCCTGATAGGAGGCCGGCATGGCATCGGTCGTTGACATCTGCAACCTCGCGCTCGCACACCTCGGGGACGACGCGACCGTCGCCAGCATCGACCCTCCGGAGGGATCGGCACAGGCAGAGCATTGCGCGCGGTTCTACCCCATCGCGCGCGACACCCTCCTCCAGACGCACGCATGGAACTTCGCCTCGCGCCGAGCCTCGCTCGCGCAGGTCACCATGCCGTACAGCATGTGGAAGTACGCATACGCGGTTCCCGGCGACATGATGACCGCCGTCGCCGTCCTGCCGCCCGAGGCGCAGAACGACTACGCGACGCGCTTTTCGCCGGCGGAATACCCGTACTACAACGCGAACTTCTCGCCGATGCTCGCCGCCGGGCAGTACGTGCCGCAGCGGTACTCCATCGAGACGGACACGCTCGGGAACAAGGTTCTGTACACCGACCAGGAGAACGCGCTCCTGCGGTATCAGGCGCTCGTCAACGACCCGACCAAGTTCGACCCGCTGTTCACGATGGCGCTGTCGTGGCACCTCGCGTCGATGCTCGCCGGCCCCGTCATCAAGGGCGACCAGGGTGCGGCCGAGGCGAAGAAGTGCGCGCAGATGATGCTGCTGTATCTTCAGCAGGCGCGCGCGTCCGACGCGAACCAGCGCGACGTCAAGGTCGAACATATCGTCCCCTGGACTTCAGGACGCTGACCGATGCCAAGCACCCGGACGTACTATCGCTCGTTCGCAGGCGGCGAGATCAGCCCGGAGATGTTCGGGCGCATCGACGATGCCAAGTACCAGACGGGCGCATCGACGATGCTCAACTTCATCGCCCTCCCGCAGGGCGCGGTGGAGAACCGTCCCGGCCTCGCGTTCGTGCGCGAGGTGAAGAACAGCGCGTCCGCGACACGCCTGATCCCGTTTCAGTTCAGCCCGACCCAGACGCTGGTCGTGGAGATGGGAGCCGGGTACTTCCGGTTCCACACGCAGGGAGCGACCGTCGGGCCGGGAACGCCTGCCGCCTACAACGGCGCGACCGCATATGACGTCGGCGACCTCGTCTCGAGCGGAGGCGTGAACTACTACTGCATTGAGGAGACCACGGGAAACGCGCCGCCGGATGTTGCGTACTGGTACGCGATGCCGGCGGGGATTCTTGAGATCCCGAACCCATACGCGGCGGCCGACCTGTTTGACATCCACTACGTGCAGAGCGGCGACATCGTCACGCTCGTCCACCCGTCCTATGCGGCGCGTGAGCTGCGGCGGTACGGCGCGACGGATTGGACGCTGACGAGCATCAGTTTCAATTCACCGATCAACTCACCTACGCCGATCACCGGAACCCCGTACCGTGGCGGGGCGTTCAACATCACGGCGGTCGCAATCGGCACTCCGGGCGTCTTCACGACGGTGACCGATCACGGATTCAAGAACGGCGACGTCGTCTTCATCGGCGAGTTGACGTTCACCAACCCGAACACGATCAACAACAACTTCTACACCGTTTGGGACGTAACTGTAAATACATTCAAACTCAAGACATACGACACCGGGCAGCAGATTAACACGGGGACACTCGGTACATACGTCAGCGGCGGCTACGTGCAGTTCGGCTCAACCGCGTACCCGAGACAGCGGTATTTCGTGACCTCCGTCACGGCAGACGGACGCGAGAGTACGAACATGGTTCTGCGATCCGTGTTCAACAATCTCGATGTTCCCGGCTCGTACAACGCCCTTTCGTGGCCGGCAGTATCCGGAGCTGCCTCGTACCGAATCTACAAGGAAACGCCTGGATCTATCTCCGCCCTGATCGGGACGACGACGACTACCTCTTTCGAGGACAACAACATCGCTCCGGATCTCGGAGTGACGTTCCCGAAGAACGACATCTCGCTCGACACGCAATATCCGAGAGCGGTCGCCTACTACGAGCAGCGACGGGTGTTCGCCGGCCCGAATGCGGCACCGCAGTCGATGTGGTTCACGGAGTCTGGAACCGAGAGTTCCATGATCTTCCACACTCCTCTGCTCGACACCGACCGCATCAACATCAAGGTCGCCGCGCGCGAGAACAACACGATCCAGCACCTCGTCCCGCTCACGCAGCTGCTGGCTCTGACGAATGCCGCCGAATGGCGCGTCTCGCCGATCAACAGCGACGCGCTCACTCCGACCACGATCTCGGTTCGTCCGCAGTCGTACATCGGATCGAACAACGTGCAGCCCGTGGTCGTGAACAACGCGGTCGTCTACTGCGCTGCTCGTGGCGGCCACGTGCGCGAACTCGGCTACTCCTGGCAGTCGAGCGGGTTCGTCACGGGCGACCTGTCGATCCGCGCGGCGCACCTGTTCGACGACCTCGAGATCGTTGACATGTGCTACGCGAAGGCTCCGCAGCCGCTGCTGTGGTTCGTGTCAACGAGCGGCAAGCTGCTCGGGCTGACGTACATCCCGGAGCAGCAGATCGGTGCGTGGCACCAGCACCAGACTGACGGCGCGTTCGAGAGCTGCACGGTCGTCTCCGAGGGAGACGAAGACTACCTGTACGTCGTGGTCAACCGCACCATCGGCGGTTCGACGAAGCGGTACGTCGAGCGCATGGCGTCGCGCAACTTCGACGCGCTCGAGGATGCGTTCTTCGTTGACAGCGGCCTGACCTACGACGGCACGAACACCACGGCAACGACCGTGACCGTCACGACCGCGAGCGATTGGACGCCGGCGGCGACCCTCACGATCACCGCCAGCGCGGCCACGTTCGCATACCCGGCCACGACCGATGTCGGGGACGTCATCGTCCTGACGGACACGGACGGCACCAAGTACAGGCTCACGATCACGGCGACATCGTCCACGACCGTTGCCACGGCGAGCGTCGACAAGACGCTCGGCACCGCGTTCCGTGGCGTCCCGACCGCGACCTGGGCGTGGGCGCGAGACACGGTCGGCGGTCTGTCGCACCTGAACGGAAAGACGGTGTCAATCCTCGGCGATGGCGCGGTGATGACGCAGCGCGTCGTGTCGTCCGGATCTGTGACACTCGACCGTCCCGCGACTGTTGTGCAGGTCGGTCTGCCCTATCAGTCCGACCTGAAGACGCTTCCGATGATTATTCAGATGGAGGCGTTCGGGCAGGGCAGGAACAAGAACCTCAACAAGGCGTACCTGCGCGTGTATCGCTCGAGCGGAATCTTCGCTGGGCCGTCCGAGACGAAGCTCATCGAGTTCAAGCAGCGCACGACCGAGCCGTATGGCTCGCCGCCGGCATTGAAGACCGAGGAGATCGGCATCGACCTGAAGCCGTCGTGGAACCCGGACGGATACCTGTTCGTGCGGCAGTCTGACCCGCTGCCGCTGACCATCGTCGGGGTCACGCTCGAGGTCGTAATCGGAGGCTGACATGGCACTACAGGCAGGCGCACAAAGTCCTTTGTACGGCGAATCCTCGACGTTCCTCGTCGGCACGGCAGATGCCGGGGCCGCCCCGAGCTGGGCGAGCGGATTCGCGCAGGGCATGGAGACGCTCGGCCCGGTCGTGTCGATCTTCGGCGCGGTAAACGGTGCCATCGGTTCGTTCTACGCGGCGCAGAACCAGCAGAACCAGCTCCGCATGCAGGCGCAGAACCAGGCGTTCTCCGCAGAGATGGGGCGCATCAACCAGCGCGCAGCGCGCTTTACTGCCGCCGAGATTGGTCGCGCTGGGCAGGAGCGGACGAGCGCGTTCCTCGCGCAGCGGTCGCAGGCTCGCGCCGGCGCACGGGCTGCGATGGCGAGTCGCGGTCTTCAGCTCGGCGTCGGTTCCGCGAAGGAAGTCATTGCGAGCATGGACATCACGACGGAGATCGACCGCCTGTCAATGAGCGCGGCGAACGTGCGCGCGCAGGAGGCGGCGAAGCTTCAGGCGTTCAACATCGGGACGCAGGCGATGATGAGCGACATCTCCGCGCAGAACCTGCGCGCGTCCGCCAACACCATCTACCCCGGACTCGCCCTCGGGACGAGCCTGCTCGGAAGTGCCGCCGACATCGGCAGCATGTGGGCGCGCAACAAGCGCATCGAGGAACTCCTGTCCGGCGTGTCAACGCAGAGGCTCTGATCCATGCCGACCGTACCTTCGACATTCGTTCCGCAGGTCGCACCGCAGGGCGGCGGCGACATCGGCCAGTTCGCAGCTCCCGGCGTTGCGCCGATGGAGAACCTCGCCCCGAGGCAGCAGATCGAGCTGGGGCGCACGATGACGCAGGCCGGCAACGTCGCGTTCCGCGTCGGCTCGAGCCTTCAGGACGCGCTCGACGAGGCGGCGGCGAAGGAGGCCGACGTCGCCGTCCTGTCGCAGTTCGGGGAACTCTCGAGCGCCTACCTGTCAACGCAGGG